AAGCAACATTATCGAGAACGAAATTCTCGGCAGTGGCCCGCTGGTCGTAGAAGACGTAATTGAAATCACCACACAGAATATAAGGGCACGAAGAGGGCGAAACATAAATCCGCTTGAAGAAAGCTGTAAGGCGCTGAAGAGAAAGTTCGTCGATACCGGTTCCGGCGGCCGCAACGAAGTCTCTATAAGCCGGAGTATCCATGACGAAGGAGAGATTGCGACCATAATCACGAGAAAGAACCCAGTAATCAAGGTCATTACAGAGACGACCGTGAGGCTTCGAGACAGCCGTCATTAGTTCACTCCAGGCGGGTTCGTAGCCGATGTAATCGAGGTTTTGCGTCTTGAACCCGGGAACAACAAGGACACTATTGGAATAGGTCGGATTTGTAGCGCCAAGACTCTGAACCTCACCAAAGACCGTCGAAGCCTTCAGACCCTGCATCGCAATATTATCGAGCGCAGGAGCATACTGCTGGCCCAAGGAAATTTGCCTCGAAGTAGGATTGATGTAAGACGGATAGTAAACCCGCGGAACGATAGACGTAATCTCCATGAAATAACCATCATCGTTAAAATGATAGTTACGACGACGAAAACGAGTGCCGCCAGAAAGCTGGCCAGAGAAAGCACCAAGCGGCGAGGAACTGTCCTCGAAGCCCGTCGTCTGGTAGAGCGTATTAACGTTCATGTCGAAGGAATCACTACCAAGAAAAGCCGGGCAAGTATTATCCTGACTGAGCTTGACATCGAACTGAGACTCGTAGAAATCCGAGTTACGACCACCACCGGCGAAGGCAAGGTCCATGTAACGCTGCATACGAGATGCGAAAGTGATATTACGCATCGACACAGAATTGCCCGAAGTCGAAACATCAACAGCAGCATCGGTGAAAGATGAAGTTTTCAGCCAAGCCTCGAGATAGTAGGACGGAAAACCACGCTGGAAAAGAGACTGCCGACCAGTAAAGAAATTCCACAGAAACGAGTCAGAAGCAACAGCATTCAGGGCAGCGTTGACATTCGTAGAATACGAGGCAGAATTATCCTCACGAATAGCCGGAGAAGGATTCGGTGTGGTTTTGATGGTACGCAGATAGTTTTCCAGCTCGCTAACGGCCAAGTAGTAGGGATACTCCATCGCAGAATCGGACACAGTACCAGCCAAGGACGTAGGAACCAAGTCATATTGCTGGTTGAGATAATAGTTGTAATAGATATCGATATAACCGATATACGGCGTAAGGTCGATAACGCCCGTGACAATAGACCCCGGAGCTTCACCCATGTAATCGGCAAGAGAACCGGGGCCGACAACACAACCAAGAGACCCATCGGGCGAATTTGTTTGCAAGGTAGCAACCGAGAAAGCGATAGCATCACCCGAAGGATTGTCGATATTGAAAGGAATCGGAGGCGCCATCGAAGGCTTATAGACAGTATTCGGAGTATCAGTGACACCCTGAAAATTAAGCTGACGGTCAATATTATAAATCCGGTCGGGAATAAAAAAATACTCCTTCTTAACACATACATTGCCCATGAAGGGAGCCACAATCGGAAGAGCCTGAACACCTACACCGGGCTGGAAGCTAAAATCGTCACCAGCAATAACACGGGTCACATTGGTGGGAATCAGAGTACCCCAACTTGCGGAAGTGGGGTTACCGGAAAAAAGTTTAAACCGGGATTTCTTGTTTCGCTTACGCGAAAGAAACATCATTGCCATAAAATAGATTGTTTTATAAGTTGTTTTTTATAATAAGAATAAGTCGGATAAGTCTTTAAAACATATTCCCAAATAAGCTCCGGAATGAGAGAATCGTTGCGACAACGAATCTGATCCTTATTAAAACACGCTAGCTTATAATAACGGGGAATACTATAAGGATGATTGTCGATCAGAATAGAGAACCATTGCTTGCAACCGGTCATCATATATGCTCGAAGGGCGTTCTTCTCCGATTCCGACAATCGGCCAAACCCATGAGAGACAAACAAACGACCATGTAGATCCAAAATCTCCTTTGGAACATCATTCCGATGCACGGCAGGCTTCTTTGTAATATACTTCATTGCATATCGAACACCACCGAAGTGTCGAAGAGGACTAACCCAAGCAAGGCCGAAGGACATCCAGTAACGACGAATACGCCACCAAGGCAAGGGACATCCAAACAAGATTGCATGGACATGAAGTCGATGCTCAGAAGAAAGCTTACGTTGAGCCGCACGCTTGCCATCGGCAACCTCCAACACAAAAAGATAAGGAAAAGAAAGCTTGCGATAACAAAAGCGACCCGTATCGGGATTTCGATAACGAAGGGACGAGTCCTTACGCATACGGTCTATAAACCGACGAATAAAGGCGTAGGGCTCCTTACAAAAGGCCTCATAAAATTCTGGTTTGAGAGTAAAGGTACAAAAATAGGAGTTTGAAAGGTTATGACCGAGACGCTTATAGATGTTATGAGCGCGAACAAACCAATGCTGTTGGCGTTTCTTGATACACTGAACACACTTGCCACAGGGCACTTGAAGCTTATAATCCGACTGGTTAGAGAACTGGGAAATCTCTACGCCGAGTTGGTCGGCAAGCTTAATGTAATGTGGATTCGTAACCCGCAAAGGCTTATTACACATAACTCAAACAAACTACAAAACAAGGTCTACAACTACAGGTGTCGTCCGCCGATTATTATGTTTTTAACCTTTGGACGGGGTTTTCCCTTTCTTCGGCCACCGCGACGAGAGCGACCGAGTGGCACTGCAAGAACCAAAGAAGCGAGCGTAAATGAAAAAAAAGAGGTCTGAGATGTTGAACTCATAGATGACACGGTTACACTCGGAGTCGAACAATCCTTGTTCGATGGTGAAATAAAATGGCACCTGAGCTGCGACAATAGAATCAACTGCGGTTTGGATTCGAACACGGTCTGCGAGGGTAAACCGAAAGGAGATGTAGCCACCGTCGACGGCATAGTCGGAGCAAACAGCGAAGAGTGTTTCCACGAAATGAGCTCGAGGTTCGAACTCGAAAGACTGTGAGAGGGTGTCCCAAGATTCGTTGTTAAGCATGATAAGTCACGAGATTTGATTTTAGATTCAACCCGCACGGTATCATGATGAACACCGTGACGGAATACTTTCCGAGAATAGCTACACGATACGGTGAAGTAGGTAGCAAAAGCGGCGATTATAGACGCTATAAGCGTCCAAAAAGCCTTGGTACGGTAAAATGGTGTTTTTTCCATAAAAAGCGATTTAATGAATAATTTAAGTGCCCTACGGGGCGAATATAATGAATTTTTGCATCGATGCAAAGCGTTCCATTTTTCAAATGCAAGAAAATTGTTTTTTTTCGACCAAAAGGTCAATTACTCGGAGAAATCGACGAATTAAAAAGACCTGAGAGGTATATAACGGGGGAGAAAGTAAGGACGCAAAAATGTGCCTGAGCTACTTAGCTCCGTCATCGCACGCACGCGAAGCGCGCGCGCGCGTTAACGGATGCAGACAAGCTCATGCACGGGGCTCCTAACTCTCTCCCCCGTACCCCCTCTCAGTCACCTAATGGAATTCGCTACGCTCATAGATTTTTATGACTTTGAGAGAACCGATGCGGAACCTCGCGAGGGCGCTGTTTCCACATCTGGCATATATAGGCAAGAGAAAGGGCCTTCTCTCAAAATGGGTATTTACGGGCGCGATGGTAAACCATCGCTTACGTGCCAGCGGACTCCGTCCGCGACCATGGCACCTTATAGAGGTGCTAAACGCTACCTGCGGTGCGGGGTAAGACTGCAAGAGGAACACGGAAGGTTACAAGCCGCAGGAAGCAAAAGGAGCCCGGCAGCGACGGCCGGGCTCAAACAAACTCGAGAATTCTAATTGACTGAATTAATCTCCTCGTAAAGAGCATTATAGAGGTCTGCTGCAAAATCACTCTTCGAAATTCCAGCGGGGAGCGAAACAATACGCCAAATACCGTCCCACATGTTTTTGGGGTCATGAATGTTAGCGAGGTAACGAGCAAGCTCCTCAGCCTGACGGTAGGTCAGGATTTTCTCCTGAACGAACGAAATGGCCGCAGCACGGGCTTGCTGACGCGTAAGTTCAAATTTCTGAGAACGAAGAAGCTGTTCGGTCTCCTCCTGAGCCATCTTAAGCAGGGTGTCCTGCTTGAGATTGAGAGCTCTATGCGGCTCAGTCGCCGCCTGGGCTTCAGAAAGCGAAGCACCAGCCTCGAGAGAGCGTTTCTGAGCATCACGAAGGAGCTCTACAGTGATCCGATCAGCATCAGTTTTAGCAGCGTTGGCAAGTCGCTCCACAACTGACGCATTAATCTCAGCAATCTTAGCCTGCTTGGCATCAAGGTCTGTAATGGCATTGGCCTCGGCATACTTGACTTCAACTTCTTTAAGAATATTACCGAACTGCTTGGACGTAAGTTCTTCATTCGCAATAGATTTTACAATGTCAAACATAGAGTTCGTATTCTCCAAACCAATAGTCTCCGCCCGAGTTTTAAGGGCTTGCGACTTAGTAAGCTCAATATTAGCCTCGGCCTGAAGAGCTGAGAGGGTTTGCTGAGTGGCATTACCAAAAGCACCCATAAGGGGGCTAGTCGGAATACCACCCGGCTGCGAGAAGGATTGCGCAGAAGGCGTAGAACCACCATAAGAACCGGGATCAACGGAAGACGTTTGAATACCTCCGAC